AATTAAATAGTTGTCGGATCGTCGCGGATCGTCGTCGCGAATTGCCGGCTAACCCCAGGCGGCGCTTGGTTATCGTCGAATCGTCATATTTCTAGGTTGTCTGAATTTTATGGTAAATGTAAACATATATATATAGGACTGCAAAAAGTAACGCGCGACTGAAATCGTCATGGCAATCCGACGATCCGACGTTTTTTCGGCCCGCGTCGTCCAGGCGCAAACATCTTGCATGAACCTAAATCGTCATGACGATCCGACGTTTTGCTGGCACATGTTCGGACCTCTGATCGTCATGACGATCCGACGATCATATGTCAACTTAACGCAATACTTTAAGTGTACATTCAATGTAATGTTATAGCGTATCAGGTATGTAAACAGGGCGGGGGCTGGGCCGAGGGATCTCCTTTAAGAAATACGAAGGGTCTGCACGAACTTTTTTTTATTTTTTAAAAAACCATGCTAAAAGACTTTATGACGTTCGAATCTCTTCCCTACGAACCGCGCAAAATAGAGGCGACAGAGGCGGTGCTGGAGCGCATCTACTTAGCCGCGCGCAAAGGATTGAAAGGCGACACGCTTGCCTACGCTGCTGGCATGACGCCGACTGAGTATCGGAGGCTGGTGCAGTTCGACCCCATCGCGGAGTATGCCGAACAGAAGGGCCGCGCTGAAAATGAAGCCGAATTAGCGCAAGTCATGCAGACTGCTGCGCTAGACGGCGATACAAAAGCCGCAATGGATTTGCTTCGCCATGTGCATAAGTGGAGTGCGCCGCAATCGGTGCAAATACAGGTGGATCAGAAAATATCTATCACTCATGCTTTGGAACAGGCGAAAGCTAGGATTATAGACGGATTTGTGCTAGATAGTGCAGAGGCCGCCGATGGTGAGACATCAGACGGCCTCCTAACTAACCGTGAAACGGACGGCAGCTATGACACTAATTACCGCACAAGAAGTCCGGCGTCTACTGAACTATGACGCTGAAACTGGCCTATTCACTAATCGGGTATTTCGGGGTTTGAGAGCGCTAGAAGGCGCTAACGCCGGAAGTCTAACATCTGGCGGCTACATAGAAATTTCTATCCGTCGACGTAAATACGCCGCGCATCGTTTGGCTTGGCTGTATGTTTACGGTGAATGGCCTCGACATAACGTAGACCACATAAACAGAATAAAGACGGATAACCGCATTTCTAATCTGCGCGATGTAACGCAAATTGAAAACGGGCAAAATAAATCACTTCATTGCAATAATACGTCTGGGATCACTGGCGTAGATTGGCACCGCAAAAATAAACGCTGGCGGGTAAGAATACGCGTTAATTGGCAAAGTATTAACTTAGGCTATTATGTTAATCTATCTGACGCCATTGAAGCTCGAAAATCCGCCGAGTTAAAATATCACCCCTATAGGCCGCGATAATGCAAGAACCGAGATATGACGCCGACGGCGAAATGCGACTGATGGCGGCCTTGTGGTCGCCTCAAGTCGCCAACGATCCTTTGGCCTTTGTGCGAATGGCTTTTCCCTGGAAGCAGCCGGGAACGCCATTGGAGCATTTTGACGGGCCTAGAAAGTGGCAACGCGACATTCTCATCGACATGCGCGAACACATCAAAGCAAACGATGGGCGCATAGACTTTGAAATGTTCCGACTGGCCGTGGCGTCTGGCCGTGGTATTGGCAAGTCAGCTTTGGTGTCGTGGATCATCCTTTGGTTTCTGTCCACACGCATCGGGTCTACGACAGTTGTATCGGCCAACTCCGAAGCGCAGCTTCGGTCGGTCACTTGGTCTGAGCTGACCAAATGGTCAGCCATGTCGATCAACAGCCATTGGTTTGAAACAAGCGCCACCAAGCTCACGCCGGCTAAATGGCTGGCGGAATCGGTGGAGCGTGATCTAAATAAAGGCACTCGATACTGGTATTGCGAGGGTCGTCTTTGGAGTGAGGAAAGGCCAGACAGCTTTGCCGGTATTCATAATCATGACGGCGTGCTGTTGATATTTGACGAGGCAAGCGGCATTCCAGACGCTATCTGGTCGGTAAGCAATGGCTTTTTCACTGAGAACACGCCTAATCGGTTCTGGTGTGCGTTTTCTAACCCACGTCGTAATAGCGGAACGTTTTATGAGTGTTTCAATAGCAAGCGCGAGTTCTGGTCTACCCGCATAATTGATGCCCGCACGGTCGAAGGGACGGATAAAAACCTTTATGACCAGATCATCGCGGAATATGGTGAAGATAGCTATCAAGCCGCCGTCGAAGTGCGCGGCGCGTTTCCTAATGCGTCCGACGATCAGTTCATAGGGTCGGCGCTTGTAGACGCGGCTATGGAGCGCGAACGCTGGAATGACCCAACTGCGCCTATCATCATCGGCGTTGACCCGGCTCGTTTTGGGGCTGACTCGACGGTCATAGCCGTTCGGCAGGGTCGCGACATCATAGCCATCAAACGGCATAAGGGAGCCGACACGATGGAAGTGGTTGGCCATGTCATCACCGCCATCGAAAACTATCAGCCGGCGCTGGTGGTGGTGGACGAAGGCGGTTTAGGAGCCGGCGTCGTGGATCGGCTAAAAGAGCAGCGTTATAAGATCAAGCCGGTCAATTTCGGCGCGGGGTCTAAGAACCGGGCGGCCTTCGGCAATAAACGGTCGGAAATGTGGAATGATATGCGGCTATGGCTTCAAACCGCGTCCATTCCTAAGGATAAATTCCTAAAATCTGACTTGACTGGCCCTATGGCTAAACCAGATTCTTCTGGCCGGATTTTCTTGGAGTCCAAAAAAGATCTTAAAGCGAGGGGACTCGCCTCACCAGACGCCGCTGACGCTATCGCCGTGACGTTCGCGTATCCGGTCGCGCACCGCGAGGCGCGGCCAGTGGACAATCGACCGCGCATGACCTATGGTGGCAACGCAGCCTCTTCAGGATGGATGGGACATTAGATGGTATCGCTGTCAGTAGGGCGGGGCGAGAAGCTGTCGACTAAGGCGGGCGCTGGGCTCACGGCCAAGGGCCGGGCTAAGTATAATGCCGCGACGGGCAGCAAGCTAAAGCCGCCGGCCCCCAACCCTAAGACCAAGGCGGACGAGGGCCGTAAGAAGTCGTTCTGTGCGCGCATGGGCGGCGTGGTCGCTAAGTCGAAGAACGCCGAGCGGGCGAAGGCCAGCATGAAGAGGTGGAACTGTGGCAAGTAAGCCGGGCCTCTACGCCAACATTCACGCTAAGCGCGCGCGCATCAAAGCAGGCTCGGGCGAGAAGATGCGCAAACCGGGCGCAGAGGGCGCACCGACCGCCAAGGCGTTCAAGCAGTCAGCTAAGACGAGGAAGAAGTAATGCCTCTAGTTAAGTCATCCTCTAAGGCCGCGTTTCGCACGAACGTGAAAAAAGAAATTGCCGCCGGTAAGCCGCCGAAACAGGCCGTAGCCATCGCGTATTCGACCAAGCGCGCGGCGGCTAAGAAGAAGAAATAATGCCGGTCAATGCGCTCGCTCCTGAACCGCGTAACGCCATGCTACGGCCCTATGAGCCGTCATGGAAGGAGCAAATCGCGGCCTATCTGATGGGTAACACACGCCCGTCGCCGGAGCGTCGTCAGTTTGCGACGGGCATAGCCGACATATTGGGCTACCTGCCTGGCACAGGTAACGTGCTACAGGGCCAAGAGGCCGCCCGCGCCGGCGACACCAAGGGCGCGATCATGGCCATGCTGCCGCTGCCCGGCGCTAACGTCGCGGCTAGGGCCGAGCAGGCCATCGCGCAGGACGTGGCCAAGGGCATACGGGCGTATCATGGGACGCCACACGACTTCCCGCGCTTTGACATAACCAAGATTGGTACGGGGGAAGGCGCACAAGTCTATGGACACGGGCTGTATTTTGCCGAACATGAGCCTGTAGCGCTGCAATACCGGAATGAATTGTCATACCCAAAATATAAAGGCGCGACATTACAGGAACTTATGCCGCCATCCGCTGATGTCTCGAAAGTCAATCCGCAAAATGAGATTATAGCGGAAATCATGCACGACATAAAATTTGAAGGTATGTCGCCTGCCGAAGCTGTCTCTAAAATTCAGCAGACTCAGTTGAAATATGCGCAGGATGCAATGGAACGTTTTAAGTCAGCCCCGGCGCATATGAAAGATAAACGCGCAGGGTATGTGCAAAAATATATTGAAGGAACTAAGTTTGCTAGAACATTGAACCCAGAAGATTTTGTCCCCACAAAAGGACATATGTATGAGGTGAATATTAAAGCAAATCCTGAAGATTTTCTTGATTGGCATACACCTTTAGGTGAACAAAAAGCCGGAAAAGAATTACTTGATAAAATGAATCCTGAACTACGCGCCGAGTTAGAAGATAGATTAGATAGGGCCGGATACAGCCCAGACTTATCAGCTTTTAACGGCCAAGAGTTACACTCACTCCTTGTAAAACACACACATGAAAATTCTTTAATGCCTGATTTTATGGAGGGCGGTCAAAAAGAAGTCGCCGCGTATTTACAATCTCAGGGCATTCCAGGCATCCGGTATCAAGACGCTGGATCGCGTGGCGCGGCGAATAAAACATTCAATTACGTTGTCAATGACGACAAATTGGTTGAAATTATGCGTAAATACGGTCTAATGGGGCCAATAGGCGCTGGGATAGCGGCTAAGATACTGGCTCGCCAAGAACAGCGGCAGGATATGTAATGGCAAGTGATGATGTCGTAGCGGCTGGCAAGGTCAGCGATAACCCGGACGATGACCGTTTGGCCACCATGCGTCACCGCTTCACTGTGGCGCAGGCGGCCTACAGCGACAGCCGCGAGGACGAGCTAGACGATCTGCGGTTTATGGCGGGCTCGCCTGACAACGCTTGGCAGTGGCCGGCGGACGTGCTGGCGACACGCGGCGCGGTGCAGGGCCAGACGATCAACGCGCGGCCATGCCTGACAATCAACAAGCTGCCGCAGCACGTGCGGCTGGTGACGAACGAGCAGCGCCAGAACCGCCCTACTGCGCGTGTCATCCCCGCCGATGAAAACGCCGACCCGGAAGTTGCGGAGATCTTCGACGGCATCGTTCGTCACATTGAATATATGTCGGACGCTGACGTAGCCTACGACACCGCCTGCGATAATCAGGTCACCTACGGCGAAGGCTACATCCGCATCCTGACGGAATATACGAAAGAAGACTCTTTCGAGCAGGACATTAAGATCGGTCGCGTGCGCAGCAGCTTCAGCGTCTACATGGACCCGATGATCCAAGACCCGTGCGGTCAGGACGCGAACTGGTGCTTCATTACGGAAGACATTCCGAAAGCCGAATACGAGCGCATGTATCCTGACGCCACGCCTGTCACGGGCATGATGTCTCAGGGTGTGGGCGACCAGACACTCAGCATGTGGGTCAGCCAAGAGACTGTCCGCATTGCTGAGTATTTCTACATTGAGCATCGCAAGGCGACGCTGAACCTCTACCCGGACAACATCACGGCCTTCAAAGGCTCGCCGGAAGACAAGCGGCTCATGGCCGCCTATGGCAAGCCGTTGCGCAGCCGCGAAAGCGACCGTAAGCAGGTCAAGTGGATCAAGACCAACGGCTATGAGGTGCTGGAGGAGCGCGACTGGGCGGGTAAGTATATCCCCATGATCCGCGTCGTCGGCAACGAGTTCGAGGTCGACGGTCAGATCTACATTAGCGGTCTGGTGCGTAACGCTAAAGACGCGCAGCGCATGTATAACTACTGGGTCAGCCAAGAAGCGGAAATGCTTGCGCTGGCCCCCAAAGCGCCGTTTATTGGCTATGGCGGCCAGTTTGAAGGCTACGAAACCAACTGGAAAACGGCGAATACAAACAACTGGCCGTATCTGGAGGTCAATCCCGATGTCACTGACGGAGCTGGAAACCCGCTTCCGCTACCTGAACGCGCCCAGCCTCCGATGGCTCAAACGGGCCTTATTCAAGCCAAGATGGGGGCTGGCGAAGACATCAAGTCGACCACTGGCCAATACGATAGTAGCATTGGGGCGACTTCCAACGAACGGACGGGTCGTGCGATCCTCGCTCGGGAGCGGCAAGGCGACACGAGCACTTATCATTATGTCGACAACCTCGCGCGGGCGGTAAAATATGTCGCTCGCCAGCTCGTCGATCTGATCCCGAAGATTTACGACACGCAACGCGTTGCTCGTATTATCGGCGTCGATGGTGAAGTTGGCATGGCGCGCATCAATCCGGCACAGCCGGAGGCAGTGCGGTCGATCGTCAATGAGGAAGGCATCGAGATCGCCAAGATCTACAACCCGAACGTCGGCACCTACGACGTGCATGTGTCGTCTGGCCCCAGCTACATGACCCGCAAGCAGGAGGCAATGGACACGATGGGCCAGATCCTCCAGACGAATCCGGCGCTTTGGTCGGTCGCGGGCGATCTGTTCGTCAAAAACATGGATTGGCCCGGCGCGGAGACGATGGCCAAGCGGTTTGAGAAGATGCTCGACCCGAAAGTGCTTCAGGACACCGACGAATCGCCGGAAGCGCAGGCCATGCGTCAGCAGATGGAACAGATGGCGCAGGAAATGGAAGCTACAACGGCCCAGATCCAGCAGCTTATGCAGTCCTATGAGATGCAAAAACTGGCGATTGACGAGCAGAATGCGCAGATTAAGGCTTATGATGCTGAAACTAAGCGTATTTCAGCTACATCGGCCAGCATGACGCCAGAGCAAATACAAGACATCGTGCAGGGCACCATTGCGGCGGCGCTGGACATGGGTGACATCGTGCCAGGCAATACGCCCACGAGAGAGATGCCGGAGATGGGACAATGAGCTGCGCGGATCTAATTGGACACTTGTTTTTGGCGCGGGATGTAACCCATTCCGTGCATTTGAACACACGCAGCTACGCTAAACATAAGGCTCTGGGTGGCTTTTACGGCAAAGTCATCGACTTGGCGGACGATTTGGCGGAAACCTATCAGGGCCGTTACGGTCTGATCGGCCCAATTACGCTGCATTCGGCCAAGAAAACCAATAATGTCGTTGATTTTCTCGAAGATAGCCTGAAAGAAATTCAGGAATCTCGAAAAGAATATGAAGACGACACCGCGATCCAGAACATCATAGATGAAATCGAAGGGCTGTATCTTAGCACGCTCTACAAACTGAAATTCTTGGCTTAAAGAGGCAATCATGGCTTACTATCAGGAAATCGAAGCGTCTACGCAGCTTAAGGTCGGTCTGGCCAAGCTGAAAGGCATTTTTGCCAGTAGCGGCACATCCGTCACGGTGGCGGTTTACGACTCTCCGGCGGCTTCTACTTCCGATTCACTAGTTTTGGCGCAGTTCACCGCTGCGACGCCAGGTAATTATATCTTTACGGCTGAAGGCATTAGCCTGAATAAAGGGCTGTATGTTGTCCTTGGCGGCTCCAGCCCCAAAGTCACAGTCTTTTTCGAGTAAAGCTAATGGGCTATTTCGAAATATCGTCTAAGCGCGATCAGGATTCCGAACCATTGGTTTCGAGGGTTTCCATCTCGGACGCGGATATTGATCGTATCGCTACCGCGCAGGCTCAGATTCATTACGCTAATGGCATAATGGTCG